CCACGTATCTCAAAGGCTACGTCCTTTCGAACCCTCACTTCCTGCGAGAGTATTCTCGCAGAAAGCTTCTCGAGTGCCTTAAGTCCGTGACCCACACTAAGTGGTTTCACGTTCTCAGGGGCACTCTTGGAGAAGAGCGCTCGAGCTCTCATTTTCTCTGGTTTTCCAACGCTCTTTGCCCGACCCATCTTTCCACCCATGGTGAGGTAAGATCTTACGATCTCCCTCTCACGGTAGACGATGAAGTCAGACAAGAGTACCCTCTCCTTATCGATTTCATCGCCCATTCGGAATCGACGGTCCCCCTTTACAAGGAGGGATCTCATCCTGAAGTAGGCGGCAGATCTCCTAGGAGAAGGTACCAAAGAGCGTGGGAAAAGGCCCTCCCCTCTAAAAGTCGATCTCTCAAGAGCCTCTTCGGCAAGAATCTTGACATCGCGACTGCAGGCAGCCGCGAGTCTAGTTCTCACCGAAAAGGACACCTTGAGACCTCTTCCAGTGTAGCCAAGACCCCCGACCGAAGTGGGGAGTCTTACTGCTGGATTGTTAACAATCCATGGGAAGAGGGTCTTTTGTACTCTCTCACTTCTGTTAAGGAAGTGAGGCTCCATATCCGCCTGAGCGGATACGGGAACGCGTCCGCCAGGTACCGGGCAGGACGGAGGACAAAAGGCGAGAGACTTTCTCGCGTTCCTTCTTGGCACATACATCCTCTCACACAGCGTGAAGCTGTGTTCGGAGACGTATGTCTTGGACAAATTAACGCTCGCCCCCATGGCCTCGATACAGTCCTGGTACTCCTCGAACTCGTAAGAGTTCTCAGAGTATCCAACTGCATCGTCCCCATGGGTGATGGATGCCGTAAAGGCACTCGTCGCGAAGGCGTTAACCCAAGAAAGAACAACAAAAGAGAGAGGAGTGCCCATCGGACTCCCCCTCCTCGAGATAATTTCTCTTTTCCCGAAGGTCCACAGTGTTCCGAATCCACCGCAGCCAAGGCTGCGGAGGGCAAGGTTCACATCTGTTGGCCTCAGGGGGAGAGATCTTATCACCATCTCCACAACCTGGTGGGAAAGTCCGTCAGTGGCTTTCGTAAGATCGACACTGTAGAACTTCCCGCCATCACCGCGAACATCCAAGGTCTTAGGGAACTTGGAGCCAGATGGGTCGAAATGCCCCCTAGGGAGCAAATTCGCGGACCATCTAATCCAAGTCCCTTCAACGAAGGTCAGGGCATCGGGAACACCGATGACCCTGTACTTCATCCCCGGACTCCTGAGGCAAACCGCTTTGCATCGAGCCACTGGCTTGAGAGAGCGGAGCTTCAAGAGACCGAGGCACCTGAGATGTTCGTCGTGTCGGTTGGAATCGAAGGAGTCAATACTCTCTCGAACCTTCTTAAGACAAAATGTCCCAAGAGAGTCTTGAGCGTATTGACCGAACCTCTCCACGGCTATCTGGTAGGACGTACGTCCGTCCAGAATGCCGAAGGAGATGTCCATCAACGTTTCCAATCCGAGTTGACGGAGATGGGCATCTACACCGCCCGTCGCGCCAGAGCGCTCGGAGCAGGAAGATGTCGAAGAGGGGAGGGAGGTTGGAGTGGAAAGGGGTCTACGAGAAGTCAGAGACTTCACGTATTTTCCAATCCGCTCAACCACCCAGTCCGGTGTGGGGTGGCAGGTCGCACTTACCTGTTCCGCATCTTGGAGAGCCTTCTCCATTCCCCTTTTAGGGGGAAGAGGAAGTCCTCGTCCAAGACGGGTAAATGCGAATCCGTTCTTAGTCTCTCGTCGGGAGAGAGAGAGAAGACAGTCTCGGATTCCCTTCGGAACCCGGGAAGTTATCTTCAATCCCTCTGCCTTCAGACAGACGGAACGGATCTCGTGGCAAAGCTTCTTCAGCTCGGAGCAACAAAACTCGTATCCTCTAGAGAATACGGTTTTGGAGACCCAAGCATGAATATGCCAAGCCACAAGCCTGTCATCCCAGCCAGAGAAAACAAGAGCGGAATAGCAGGCCGTCCAAACCTGCTGTTCCAAGGACTTTCGCCCCATACGATGCAAACCCTTTGTGTTCTTACGAGACAAAGGAGTTGCTTCCCCACGGGGGCTCTTTACAAAAGATGTTAGTCTTTTGTAGGTGTGCCGCTCCATGCGGT